CAGCAGCTTTGGCCTCTTCAGCAGCTTTGGCCTCTTCAGCAGCTTTGGCCTCTTCAGCAGCTTTGGCCTCTTCAGCAGCTTTGGCCTCTTCAGCAGCTTTTGTTTTCTTCTGCAATGCCATTTCTATTCCTCCTATAATGGTAGAAAGTACCATACCTAATTAGGTATGGTACTTTTATTTATTAGGCCGTAAGGGTCAGAGAGAGTGTATTAAACGCCTCTGAGTAGTTACGATAAATCAACATACCACGATCAAAGCGATAAGCAGTAGACCGTTTGGTAGGTTCATTCAAGATGCCAGTATAATCAATTGAGGAACTGGTAACTTTAGTGAGGGCTGACCGAGACTGAAGACCCATAATGGTGTTAGCTGGCCAACCTGCATCAGAAGGCATTACGATTGTTCCAACACTTTCCGCCTGTTTTGGGTAAAGTATTTTGAAAGGAACATCAATACGATCCATAGAATTGTTCATAACATTCGTTGGACGCCCAGAGCGATTCTCAACTGCCTGTATAGCATCGTAATCCGTTACGATACGATCAGGGACCATTGTACGAGACTTGGAATAAAAATACTTATTCCAAGCTGCCTGAGTGATGGTTCCAGCAGCAGAAATAGTAGAATCCAGAGTATCTGCCTTTGTCTGAACAAGGGCGATTGTGTTGTTATCCATAGGAGTATTAACTCCATCAGGTGCACCTTGAAGGATCTCAAGGAGCTGTACAATCCACTCATTATAGTCAGCCTGGCGATAAAATTCTGCCATGGTCATGGTCAGTTTATCGACACCCATGAACAGCGCCTGATCAGAAATCTCCAGCATAAAAGCAGATGCTGGGACAGTGCGCTGAATGTCTTTAGCAGTAATAGAAAGAACAGAGTTAGGCTCAGCATTCTGAGCTACTCGTGAGAAACTTGCATCCCGGGGACCGCCCTTACCATTGAAATCAATTACAGGCTGTTCTACACGAGTACCAGCGATGGTCTCACGGAAGGCAATAAGTGACTCAAAAGCAGATACAGCATCACCAGTCTCAAGACGCATATCACTTTCAACAGCTTCCATGATGGCAGCAGGGAAGAGAATCCTTGAATCTGGGATACCTGGAGCAGAGGTGAAAGTACCTCCGGTCTGGTTGGTGGCAGCTTCCATAGAGTTACCCATAAGGATCTCACGCATGGTGGAAGCAGGACGTCCGGTCTCAGGATCAGCTTTGAAGCGCATTCCAGCAGAAACGCACATCTGCTTGAAAGTTTCAGGCTGGTCTGAGGCTGTCGGATACTTGGTATTTACAAGCTGACGGAATGTGAGTTTCTTTTCCTCAGCTTCTCGGTGGAGGGCGATGCCTCCAAGCTCAACTTCGTGTTGAAGTCCTGCTTTATCTTTTATATACAGCATTTATATTCTCCTTAAATGCGATTATACGCTTTTGATGACGATATCTACGCCAGTAAGTCCGCCTGTAACAGCGATCCATCTCTTAGATCCGCCTGCCAAAGCATCTGCAAGTAGAGCATTAACAGCTGCGGCAATTTCATCTCCAGTTGCGGAATCTGAGATATCTGCATTAATTGCAGCTTTGGTGGATACTACTCCCCAAGAAGTTGGCAAGGTACCGGCGGCTTCATTGGCCCCGGCTTCGACGATATCCCCTACAGCTACTGTTCCTGAAGTAGTTGCGCGACAGCACCCATCTTCTAAGATACTCGCTACTACCCGGCCATTTGAGGTACTGGATTCGATAGAGTCGATCCATCCGTAGATAGCGTCTCCATCGGCACACAGCTCAACGCAGTTGGCAGTTGTTGACAGTTTTACTGGCTTACCGACATCAGCGTCAGCTGTAGCTGCGGTCAGCCCTACTACTTCCCATGGACGATGGTGGTTTGAGGTTCCCCCCTGAGGGAGTATTGCTACTGTGGGCATTTTAGTGCTCCTTTATAATAAAGTTTTTGTTACCAGAGTTTATCGAAAGCGTTCTTCTCTTCTCTGGTTATTGGTTCTTTAGCAACTTCTCTACCTTCAGCAGGTACTACCCCACCAACAGGTAAAGAGTTTGAAAAAGTTTCTGATACAGCGTTGTACTCAGCAAGTACAGCTTCTGCTTTCCAGGAGTCCATACTTACATTTGATAATGCAAGAGCGGTTCTCATGGTGTTAATCTGAGCGATTATGATGTCTTTAAAAGCTGACAACTCTTTAGCATGTTCTGCGTCTTTATCAGCGGAAGCTTCTTTAAATGCTTCAGCGGAAGAAGCTACAGTAGCTTCAGCTGCTTCGAGTTTACTGGTAAGTTCCGTCAGCTCTACTTGAGAAGCGTCGAATTTTTCTTGAAGTTCGAGGAGTTCTTGAGCTTCTTTTGATACCTCTTCCCCACTCTCTTCAGATGCATTTGGTTCTGCTGGTTTAACTGGCACTACTGGTTCCTCAACAGATGGGGGGTTAACTACTCCCGTACCTGCTGCAGCGGCAGCGGCCACTAGACCAGCCATATGTGCCTTTGAGTACTGCTTGGCCATGGTTGTATCTCCTTGTTCCGTAGAGGAACCCTTAAGAATGTGACTATTGTAGTAATAATCACCTGTTGTTCTTGAATTGTCAAGAGTTTTATTGGCAAGTACCATTGAGAAAGCTAGGGCTTCATCGAAGGACAGTATTTTATCTACCAGTCCTGCTGATAAGGCTTCTTCCCCAATAAAGGTTCTACCAGTTTCTATTTCAGACATGGCCGGGCGAGGGATGCCACGATGTTCTGAAACAAAATCATAAAATTTTTCTGCGTAGGTCATTACCTGCCCCTGCACATAAGCCTTGCGTTCTTTAGTAAGTTTTTCGTTTGGATTGCCGACTTGTTTGAACTTCCCAGATCGGAACACCTCGGCTGAGTACCCGGCCATTTTCATGGCATCAGTACGTTCAACCAGTGTCATGACAACTCCTATCGATCCAACTTCAGCCATGGAATCTGAGAAGCAGTGCTCACATGATATGCCGGTGAAATACGCAGCTGAGGCCATCTGGTTTGACGTATGGGAAATTGTTGGTATGTCTAAACTTGTTATGAATGTTGATAAGTCCTTCATTCCGGATACTCTTCCGCCAGGACTATCAATATCGAATAGAAGTGCTCCGACTCCCATGTCTATAGCTTCTACAGCAGCAGCTCTAATCTGATTGTAGGAAATAAGTCCGTACCATCTATTATAAGGAGAATCCTCATTGGTAAGGGCCCCTTTGACTTCTATAAGACCAACACCTTCGTGGATTGTAAGAAGGTCACTTTCAGGAGCTTCTTTATCAGAAGACATAGCCTCCATGGTCTTAGCTTCCATGGCGTGGAAATGAGAAGCCATACCATCAGCAATCGCAAGTATTGAGTAAGTTTTTTCCATTATGGATTCTTCCCTGCAACCCCTGTGGGTGCGTCAGAGGTTGTTTCTTTAGTTGCTTGGTTAGAGTCGGTCTTTCCATCAGCTGTTGCTGATGTGTTGCTGTAACTATTTTGCTTGGTATCGACAGACCCTAATTTAAACATCGTCCCAGATAAATTTTTATACCCTTTTGGTGGCAGGGATCCTGTCAATTCAATAGATGCTTCAATGTCAGATATAAAACCAAGAGAAAGTTGTTCGGTAACCCTGGCTTGTTTCACCATTTTAAATGATTCAAGCTCAAGAGTAGGTTTAAGATTTATATCATCGAACTTAAATACAACAGAAACTTGCTGCCCAAGTAATTTAACTGCTAAAGTCAGCATCCTGCTGATCATTATGTTTAATTCCAGCTGAGCAAACCCTGCTGAGTTCAAGAATAACATGCTTTCTGTAGAGGCTGTGCCTGAAGAAGCCCCGCGACCAAGAATTGCTGGAAGAATCTTTGACCCTGAAGCCAGTTGACCTGATATTAGATCTGTAAGTACCTGAATTGATTTATCTTCGCTGCGATTTGCGTCACTTGCAGTATCAACCTCAAGGGTTGAGAAAATTACTAAAGAATCCTCTGGGTTTAATCTCTCAAGCTGGGCTTCTAATTGAGCTACTGTATTAGCTGCAGCTTCGTCACGTTTAACCTGGTCATTCTGAACATCAAGAGGTAAGGTCTTTACCCACTCTTCTGAATTGATAGTAACTACCAATCTCTGAAGAAGATTTTTATGGGCTGCTTTTCTTAAATGATCCTGTAACTCACTATCCCATAAAGCAGGTTGAATAGCAGTCTGTAATGGGGATTCAGAATATGGAGTCTCCATATCCTGCTGAGTACTTGAATAAAATATAGTTGGAAAGTTGAGTGGAATATCCCCATCCCTACCGGCGTAAATTGGGTAACTATCAACTGTGTTATCTGCCCATGAAATATAAGACATGGCCACAGCTCTGGGATGTGATGGCACTCGTCCAGGACCAAGAACCAATTCACCCATCATCCCCCCGTATCGGATAGAGTCAAGTATTAGGGAAGAACATAGGCTACGTAGATCTGATGATCTGGTGAAGCGAGAGTAATCGTAAGATTGGGTATTCCATCTGAGAAGAAGTGCTTGTGCTAATTCAGTACCTTTCTCGTCAATAAGTCCTGTCTCATCGTAAGCTACCGCTGTATACCCTTTGGTTATGATTGTTGATATCTTAGTTGCTACTGCATGGGACAGGTCAGGTGAAACTCGTACAAGGTTTGCTACAACAGCATTTATGTTTGCAGCACCCCTAGCGTAAATAGATCTATCAAGTGATGTAGTATTTGTAGCTACATTACTGATTTTACTACCTTTACTTGTTCCTAAGTATTTAGGGACAGCGGCTGGTTTCGATGGGAGTTTTGTTGGCTCTTTTACTTCAGGAAGTATCGCCGCCTGGAGGCGGCTGAAGATGCCCATTGTTATTTAAAGAGTTTAAATGAATTCATGAGCTGAGAATATAGAGATTATTTAGTTTTGTCAAGTAACTATTTTATAAACCTTTCCTTCTCATAATATGTATCATATTAGATACTCCTCCTCCATATCTACTTTTTGATAGTAGTTTGCTTGCTAGTAAACAATAACAGGTACTATGATGAACATGATCATCTATCTTTCCAGAACGATTTGGCTTTCTCCACCTGTAAGTTATTTCAGCACCATCTTCTATTCTCCCTGCAGAATAATCGCGCTGCCTGCTCATTACTGATAGTTGATTAAGTATTGTGGCGTCCATCGGAGAGGATTTGTAGCTTATTAGACCATTCATAAGTTGATCGGCCAAGAAGTCAAAGGTGACTGTTTGGTTGCAGTTTATTACTTGTATATTCCCAATAGCTTCGTCCTCTTTTATTTTTAATGTGAATAATTCTAATTTTTTAGCTGCTGAAAGGCTATTATTATAAACACAAGCCCAAGTATTCTGAAGAGTATTTACAAAGTGCGCTGTTACTTCTGTGTATGGCATTAGGTCTGCTACCATTCCTACTACCCTGTGTTCTTTATATAATTCCCGTACTCTATCTCTTAAATTTTTTAATGGGATGAACTCAACATGATGGATGTACAACCGCCCTTCTGTGATAGATCCTACACAAGCACATGACATCTTTCCTATATCAAGCCCCATAACATTCAGAGATCCAGGATCGTGATTCTCTAATTTTATTTGTGTTATATCAAGAGCATTCTCTGCACTGCTTATAGGTATTGCCAGCATCTGGCAGTTAAATTCATTCCTATCATCCATTCTCACCATATCTGTAAGTAGGTCTTGGATAGTAACAGTGTGAGGTAGATCAAATGGCCCTATCTTCATACCCCTTTTTGGGAGATTTGGTGTGGTAGCGGTATTTACCCAGTTGGTGTGTGGGTGACCATAAGGTATAGGTCTGTGACATCTAGGACATTCCAGCCATGAGTCGGCTAGATCCAGATCTAATGAACTTACTTTCTGGATAGAAAGGCTATTTATAGGGTCAGAAAATCCTTTTAATCGGACATCGTCGTAGAAACTCGGGAAGAAAGTGTGATTACACCTATTACATTTTAGTTCAGCTTCCCAAATATGCCCGCACAATTTTATCTCAGAGTCTATGTCAGAATCTGAGTATCTTGGGGAACTAAAATAGATGGTTGATTTATGTTCTTGAGCCCTTTGCCGTGCTGACATGCTTGAAAGTGTCTTCATGTTGATATATTGAAGCTCATCAGCGACAATGCAGCGCAAAGGTCTTGATATTGTTGTAGATTTTGACGTACCAGATCCAGATAAACCGTACAATACAGATCCATTAACGAAGGCTTTAACGGAACTTGAGTCTATCTTCTTGTTTATTAGGGCTTTTAAGGTTGGAGACTCTGATATTATTCCTGATATGCGTAATTTTATTACTTCTGAGGTTTGAATAAGTGATGGTAGCAATAATGCAGTAGTAAATCCAGGAATATTGGCGCAATACGCAAGCAGAATTCTATAAATTACTTCAGATGCTCCAGCTTGCGCTACTTTGTAACATACAAACTGAACATCCGGATCCACTAACTCCTGCATCAGGAGCTCTTGGTAGTGGTGGTGTTTGGTTGTGAAAGGCCTGCCGTGGAGAAATGTTTTCTGCGTTACAAAATCTTTGATAACATCCTGCTGTGGTTGGATAGCAGTGGTTATTCTGGTTAATGATTGTTTTAGCAGCTGGTTATCCAAGGAGTTCCTGTAACTTATTTGTAAAAATATGGTAATCTTCAGGAGCGAAGATTTCTTTAGCTGCTTCGATAAGGGCTTGTTCTGTTTTTAGGATCATATCCATGTTGGCTACTTTCTCTTGCTCTTTGGTAAGTTCCTTTATAATTCCTGTAAGAGCTGACATAGCTGAGGCCCGGGAAGAAAATGATTCCTCACTGTCTTCCCCGGCCTCTTCTGCCAGGCTTCGTAGCCTTTCAAAGTGGTTTGCTATTTCGTCGGATAAGTTTATCTGCATTAGTGGATGTAGCTTCTACTTGCTGTCAGAGGAATGTTTGCCAGATCAACCAATACCTTGAGTACTTCAGATGTTACTTGCCCGTTACCTCTTTTAAGGGAGTCTTGTAATTGATCTGTAACCATATGCAAATCACCTATCATTTCGTTCATGTTGTGATATGGTTGCTTTTCTTTTGTAAGATCTTTAAACTGGTTGGCGGTTAGGTTTGAGTAGATTCTCATTTTTTGTGCTGAGCGATAGAAAGTTTCCGGTACTCTTTACCGAGTTTTTCCAGTACCAGGGTAGCTTTTCTCACTCTACCTTCGGCAGCTTTGGTTGCTTTGTCTATGTCTACGCTGATCTCTTCAATAGTGCTCTTCATCTTCTGAATAAGGTCTTGCATTGGTATACTCCTTTAGGCGCAGTCTGAAGAATTCAGCTGCTGTTATGTTTTCTTTACTGAGGATGTTGTTTAGTTTATCTAGATCAGCATCTGTCAGTCTTATCTGAACTGCGTTACGTTTGTTTTCTGAGTATCTTTTTGATAGTTTCATGGGTCCATAGTATTTTGTTTTGTTGAAGGTGTCAACTGTTTACTTTAATACCGCAGCTATAATCCAGGATACTATAGATATTACTGAGGCTGGGATTAATAGAAGTAAATTCCCTAAACCTTGGCCGTAACCAGGAGAATCTTGGTGAATGAGTAATGCGTAAGAGAATCCTAATGCGGTTATAAGTGATGGGATCATCCACCATGAGATGTGAAGTGTCATGTGTAGCTCCTTAGTTGTTTATTTTTGAATGTAAATTATTAGTAAGGCGTTGTCAACCAAATCATTAAAATAAATTTTTGGGTATTTTATAAGTATTTTGGTATCTATAAATAAATATTTATATGTGTTTGCTAGTTTTTGTAAAAGATTCGCCGGGTCAACTAATAACAGCCTAACACTCCAATGGAGTGAAGACGGTATACGTCATGCCTAACATGTTTAGACCAGGCTAACATAGTTAGTCTCCTCTCAACACGTTAGCCTGGCTAACAAAGTTAGCGTAAGCAAATTCGCAATTCTTTGTCCCGAAGTTAGTCCAGGCTAACTATGTTAGCCTACCCTACATAATAACTATTACTACTTGCACCATATTATCAACAAAGCGAATTGAAGCAATCAGACCGCTTGAATACCTTTATATATGACAAGGTGAAAACGTCATACAGGGCCATATAGAGCGTTTAAACGTGTACCACATTGTAGTACCACTAAAATAAAGTGTAATGATATCAGATACTTAAAAATCCACAATGTGGTACTTTTAGGGATTATAGCAAACATATGCACGTTATAAGTAGTACCACAAAAGTAGTGAAGCAATAAAAATGCGTTATATGTGAAAATAATTCTTTACATATAGAAAAATATATGGTTTAAGTCGGCATGATCTTTTTTTATAGGAGTTAAATTTTACAAGGGAGTAAAGAACATGACAAGCATACTCATATTGACCATTACAGCGACAATTGAATTAATACTTTCAAGGGGGTTATAAGATGAAAGGAGTTATTGAGGGGTTTCTAACGACCATTGTCTTTTTAGCGACCATATACATAGTCTTGTTATAGACAGCCTACTGGCAAGCAATAACAGCTTGCCAGTGTGCTGGTTGTAACAGCCTATCAAGGTTTGCCCTTGGTAGTGTAGTCTGTTCTTTGAATTCCCCGCAAGCAATGGGGTAGCAGTAAATCGGCTAGAAGGATGGGACGTGGGTAGATTCACAAAGCGTTTTATTTTGTCGTATGCTAGGAATAGCGAAAATTTTGTTTTCTTTTTCTTGGCCGTTTTCTGGTCAAAGAAAAGGTGATATAATGACAAATTTTAAAGTGTTAGTAAATGAGTACCATCTTGCATGTTTGAATCATACTGTTAAAGGCAAGAGATTGTTTGAAGCATCATTGCTCAAGGATTTGACAGTCAAGGCTTTTACGCAAGCCTTCATCGGTTCCATGTCTTGCTTTCACAAGCATTATGGAGAAGTAAAAGAAGGGTTGTATCCTTCAGTCGGTTGGTTGAGGACTAATCATCCATGCCACGAGACTAACAGCGTGAATAGCGCCGTTTCTGGCTACACTCAATTCTTGAAGGCAAACGGATACAAGGCCGACTTGTCTGAATTCGTGACAGAAAAAATCACGGTGGAAGCCCCGAAGGTAATTGCGGAACAGCTTGAAGTAGTAAAGGTGGCAAAGGTAGAGGCTGAAGTGGTTGAGGCTGAAGTGGTTGCAGAGGTTGCAGAGGTTGCAGAGGTTGCAGAGGTTGCAACCGTAGAATTTAGGGACGAGAATTACCCTACTATACTGGAAGCGTTTCAAGAATTACTTGTGGCGTTGCCTGCAAACGTCTCGAAAGAGTACAGAACGAAAATGGAAGATTTCCACGAAATGTTGCTGGCAGTCGGTAAAGGGTGATAGTGAACAAGGTTTACACTACTGTAAACCTTGTTTACGGTAGTGGTAACAAAGTTTACGGTCGAATGGTCGACCGGAAAAAGCTAAAATTTAGCAAAATAAACTAGAAAAACGGTCAAGCAAAAGAAAACAAAATTTTAAATCCAGATGGATTTTAGCGACAAAAAGAAATTAACACCCGTAACGATGCGAGACAATGCATTGGCGGGGTTTTCGTGTTTCCTAAAAACCTGGATTTTAAACATGTTTTCCAGATTTTGCTAAAGTTTAGCAAAATTGGAGAGACAAATTTTCGCATACTAAAATTCACAATATCCTTGGTGAGCACGTACTGGTTATCCATGATAACTGGGAGATGTATAAGGACTTGTGATAGTTTAAAGAATAACACGATAGCAAGTGTTATTCTTTGATCTGGTATGGAATTGGTTCCATATCGGATTGAAGAATAATAATGGAGGTGCGACAATGACAAAAATTTTGGTAAATATTAAGAGACGCAGAGGTGCGTTAATCGTAGGTGATCCACCATGTGATGGAATCATCCTGGATATAGGGCAATGTATGGGAATAACAGTCCTGAACTGCACCCATTCGTTAAAAGGTAAATCAGGAGCCATATTAGCTCGTCAATGGCTTCATGGAGGCGGTTCACGACTTCTTACCCTTCTTACCAGGGTAAACGTCCCTACAGAGAAAAAGGAAGCCTTCACGAACATTTCTAAAGCTCAATTCAAAGCAGAATTCGAAAGAGCCTGCAACCCCAGAAAAATTGGTCTGGGATCGAAACAGACCAGGCTTTGTAACATTCTTTAATAAAAATTAACAAAAGGAGGTATAGAAAATGAGAGATCCACCCACAACACCAAATTAAAATCTGGTACAACAAATAACTACTAAAATTTAGCAAAAGGAGGTATAAAAATGAGAGACCCACCCACAACACAAAATTAAAATCCGGTACAACAACAAAGCCCTTATCAAAGTGATAAGGGCTTTTTACATTTGGAGGACAAACAATGAAAGAAGCTATCCACATTCTAGCTCATTCAGAATTCTACTGGAGCCAGCCGCTCAAGCAAAGAATGAAGGTAGTAAAACACTTAACTCGTCTTGTAGTCTCTATCGAGAGACTACACTTTTAATTAACCTTTGTCAATAGGAGAAACAAACTTCGAAGTATCTAACTTGTAGTCTCTATCGAGAGACTACACTTTTAATTAACCTTTGTCAATAGGAGAAACAAAAAATGTCAAATGAACAATTTTATGCCCTCACCGGCATCGACCTGAATCAGTTTGAGCCTGAACCAGAGGTTGAGTTTGAATCCGAGTCTGAAGTTGAATCAGAATCTGAGCTTGACTTTTCCTGAGGAAAGTCAATAACTTCCTCAGCATTTCCAATAGCACTTGCAGACTTCAAAGCCTCTCTTGAAGCTGCAAGTGCCTTTAGCGCCAACCCAACTTTACTCTTCCCAAGCAGGTCCAGTCCAACCTGGTTCAGCATGTATCCCTGAACTGCTAGAATCTTTCTTAATTCAGACTGTGATGGGTTCGGACAAAGGCTTAAAATTTCATGTACCGTGAAGGTACTTTTAACCACTAAATCCAACCCCGAATCTGTCTTTGAAACTGCGTTCTGTTTGTCCATAAAATCCTCCGTTGCACCCGTCCGCCCTTTTGAGCCAATTCCATTTGAGTTTAAAACTTTAACACTTTTCCTTTATTATTTCTTTATGTTTTTTCACTCACTAAAATAGAGTAAAAAGGGTGCGACCAGTAGAACTGCTCTACAGCCCAGTGTTTCCGCAGAATTTTTTTAGCACCCCCTCCCCAAAATGGGGATGCAACAGCCGGTGCAACCATCGTCCCAAACCAGAGTTTTTCAAAATCCAAATTTTTCCCCGTCATACCCGTCTGCCCGTCACACCCTAAATCCCACATTTTCTGACCTCGAAATTTAATAAACATTTTCCGTCACACCCCTAAAAATTTTCAGAGGTGCTACCAAATAGCCATTTATTCCCTATTTACTCCATAAAATTTAACGTCCCTTTTCCTGCCATATTCACAACAAACTTCACCTTCAGGAATCACTCCAGAAGCACCAAATTCTTTCGCCCTTTTCCGAAGTTTTTTCGATCCAGCATAAACTCCCCTGGTAGACAATTCCGTCATGAATTCCGTCACGTCAGTATGCGGAACTTTTATATCAGATTTTCTGCAATACACCCGGAACATATCAAACAGTTTTGGTTTTGAAATTAGAATAGCTTTTTTGCCCCAACCCTTGAATTCCAGTTCCGAGAATCTATACGCTTCAGTGTCGAATTGTTCTGCCCCATATTCAACCAACTCTCTAATAAATTTAATCGCTGGCCTTTCTGACTTCAGCATATCAAGCATTCTCTGCTCAGACTGTCCGTCAGGTAAAACATGAAGGTTAATATCGGATTTATGCTCCAACATAAATTTAAGAAATGCTTCTCTTCCACCATTTTCTATCTCTTCCATAAGTTCCTCAAAGTATTTTGAATTGCCTTTCTGCTCATCCGAGACAGGTAAATACACATGCCGCCGATCAGTAATCTCTATATTAGCTGCATGTTCCTCATTGGTTGCCATTATTATCTTCGTATAGTTTTTACCCTTTTCCTTATCAATCCCTTTCTTCTCGTTCATCCTGAGAGGGTTAATAAGGCCTTTCATCAGACTTTTATTTCTTGGGTCCCCTGCAAAGATAGCTTCATCCAGGAACAAAAGGATATTGATCCCCAAATGAGAATTGAATCTTCCGATCAAATCCTCCTTATTACTGGTACTAATAGCGTGAGCACCGAGCAGTCTACACAGCACATGGTCGATTATAATATTCTTCCCAGCACCTTGTTGCGACTTCAGGACTAAGTAAGGTGCGCCTACTTCCCATGGTTTCTGAAACAGTTCTGACAACCACTTTATCGTGTAGAGGTAGATACTCTTGTTATTTGAGCACCATATGTGCTTTATATGTCTCAATATCTTTTTACATCTCTTAGCATTGTCCAGGTTCGCGAGATACCCCATAAACTGATTATACTCTCCGCCCTGCTTGATGATAGGCTTACATCCACATCCTCTGAATATATTATTCTTTGGTTGGAAGACGACCCGGTCATATGAATTTCTCTTTGGATTTATTTCCCAATCTTCTACGATCCCGACAGATTTCAGCTTCCCTCCGATAGATTTAGTCACTCTCTGATTCTTCATCACAATTTTCTGTTCAGAGACAGCTACGAATTCAGGGGACCATTCATGTAGTTCCGGGTTAAATACCTCTTCAACCATTCTGGCGTGGCCACCTAACAGGCACACGCCGAATTTACTGTTCAGTTTGTTTATATGGTGCTCGTCTACAAGTTCTTGACGTGCTTCAGCTTCAAGCACATCTCTATTTGCAGTAGTTTTTTTAAGTTCTGCAGGGACCGCTCGGGCGTCAGTTCCATATGAGCTGGTTCCGGAATCGAGTTCCTTATTGGTATCAGCGATGAATCGACCTACTGTGCTGATTTCTGTACTTGTCAGTCTGTGGTTGGTTGCTGTTTCACTGAAGACAGTATCAATAAAGCCATCGAGTTCGTCTTGATCCTCTGTCTTAGCGATCTCTGCAATTTCCTCTAAAATTGAGTTCATGTCCCAGATCAGATGGTACTCGACGTCACCATAGAATGAGAATATATGGACTGTTTCGTCCTTATTATATCTCACATAAGCTATCCCCTGGCCTACTATTCCACGGGCTTCATCCCCGCGTTTATATGGCGAGACAGGGTCAGGGAGGGAGCGGCCATCCCATTCTTCAGGGTCATTTAGAATATCTTTTACTTTAATTTCCTTTGCATTTGAGTCCAGGATGTAGTCATTTGCGCCGAGGTAGCAATGGAGGACGCCATTGTTGTCTTCCCATTCTTCGTCTGTAACTGTCCGTTTTGACTCAAGTTTTAGACTTCTTTCTGTGTGGGCAGCGCGTCTTTTAGCTCTCTCAAGTCTACCTGCTTCACGCTGTATTCTGCTCTCTTCTAAGACAGTTTCAGAGTTTTTTAGTTCATGTATAGTCAGGGAGAGTTTGATTTTGTCTTCTTTGGAGAGTGTCAGTTCTTCGATACTTTTGCTAAGATTTAGTAAATTTCCGTCTTCAAACTCTATCATGTCGAGGCGGCGGGACTCGAGACCTGGGCAGCATACTGGGTTTGCTTCGAAGATTTCCCGGTTAGGTGCGCTCCAGACTGTTTTATCTACAATACTCTGAAGTCTGCGAGCTCCTGACTTCTTAACGACCTTTACCGATCCGAAACCTTTGAGTATGAGGTGGTCAAAGATTAGATCGCAATATTGCTGGATGAGTGTGCCCTCATCAACTTCGATCCATATATGAAAGCTGGATTTCTTGCTGAGCTCAAGACCAGTTTCAGTATCAAATAGTTTTCCGGAACTGGAGTATAATCCTACCATTCCAACTTCTTCGAGGTTCTTATCAATCGAGCACAGGATCTCTACACCCTCTTCCATTGTGCCATCGAATTTGTCGAAGTCGAAATATATTCCGGCAGGTCCAGTAGGCCAGGAGAACCATTCTGTACTTCTCTGAACGTCTGTCTCACTTGCTTTATTCTTGGATTTGATTGGGTACTCGATATCTCCAGCAGGTTCTACGATGCCATTGCTGAGACATTGGTGTTGGTTCATGCTTCTGATCAGGTTTGGGAGTCCTGATAGCGGTATATCTAAGGTGAGGCCAGTTCCATCCATCAGGTGCTCTGTGGATGCTTTGTTGAGGTCTTTATCTATGAATTCCTTTACTATCCTGTTCTTTTTATCTGTTAGTAAAGTCAGTCTCATCAGCAGTCTCCATTTATAAGGTCATGGAATTCAACTAAACCTTCAGTTATCTTGACTACATTCTGAGCGTCGACCAACTTCATACACGGCCTGCCTTCAGCCGCGCAGTGTGTGTATGCTTTGGCTTTACTCCATCCGAGTAATTCCCCAAGCTTTGCATAACTCAGGCTTTTTTTGATTCTATAATCATTCAAATCCATTTCAAACTCCCTTCGTTTTTATTTATGAACGATTTCTTGTTGACGAGATCACGAATATATCGTATCGTTTTCGAAACGTCAATAGAGTAAAATTTACTAAAACTTAGCAAAAAGGAGAGCAACATGAACCTGGAGAGAATGCTTAAGAGGCACAAATTATGGTTGCAGGGTAAAAGGGGAGGGGAGCGTGCCGATCTGAGAGAGACCAACCTTAGAGGTGCCGAACTTCAAAATGCCGACCTTGAAAATGCCGACCTTGAAAATGCCGACCTTAGAGGTGCCGACCTTAGAGGTGCCAACCTGGATATGTCATCTGGAATACCATTTTCATGTAGAGGGACTGAAATTATAGGTGCAGCAGGTTGTTCAGTCAGATGGTGTTTCACCTGACAAGGCAAGATTGGTCTGCATGTTCTGATGAGGAGTTAGAGTGGTTGGAATCTATTCCTGAGTCTATAAAGAACGGGTTCTGTAAATATAGAAATGATGTAGGTAAAATTTAAGGAGATTAAAATGTGTGATTTCTGGAGTTGCCTCGTAGCAAAAGATAAAACTGTTTACTCAAAACCTGGTGTCCATAACCACCACGAGTTAGTTGATTTGTTTGGGTTAGTTGATGACACCTCTATCCAATCGGAGTTGAGATTTGCCAGAATTGAGATACTGCCTCCTGGGAGGGACCCTTTCAATCCACTCTCTAAATGGAAGTTTAGAGTGGATGAGAGAATTAAGCCAGAGTGGTTCTCCCCAGCTCATGAGGACGCTTGCTTTGGGAGGTTAAAGGAGGAATTGAAGTTTATGTTGGTATCTGAGGATACAGACTTGATAGAAGGGAATCCCTGCGTCTTCATCAAGGATTGTGTTGTAGGAGCAGTTTTAAACTCCTTAGTTAGGAATATGCGTGGTTCATCTGTAGTTAGGGATATGTGGGACTCATCTGTAGTTGAGAATATGTATGGCTCATCTGTAGTTA